CCGCTAAACATTCCTGTAAAGCTTTGGAACAAGTCTTTAATACCTCCCCAAAGACCTTTTAAAGCATTTCCAATTGAATCAAAAATGCTAGGAGTGCCTTCTGCAGCGCCTTGCTCTGTACCTGTTTTAATTGCATCAGTAGTATCTTTACCTAGCTTTTCACCAACACCAAAAATACCGCTGAAGAATTCAGAAAGCGGACCTTCACCTTTTTCCAAAGAGCCAATAAGACCATCAAATAACGAAGTACTTAGTCCTTGAGTAAAGCTATCTATAACAGACGTAGTAAGCTGATCAACTAACAAGTTTCCAAATTGTTTAAAGTCACCTGTAATTAAAGCTTCATTAAGACCTTGCTGGAACGTGCTTGCAAAGTCTTTTGCATATTGCATACCAATAGTTTCACTTTCAAGTGCATCTCCACCTTGTCCACCTGCCTTTTTCTTAAGCTCATCAGAGACTTCACCATTCTCTAGATTATCAATGGCAGTAGTAAGTGCTGCGTCATGATCTTGGAAGGCTATTAGTAGGCGTTCTTCTGCTTCTGCAAGTTGTGCCTTAAGCATAATGTCTTTTGGATTTATTTTTAATTGATCTTTTACTTGTTCAATTTGTTCACCAAGTCGTCTAATACGTCTTAAAGCAGTGTTAAAGTTTCTTAGCGTTGGCCCTTGAAGTATACCAGCAGAAAGTATTTCTTGAATTTCTGATCCTGTATAAGCACTACCGCCTTTTTCAAATCTTGGAAGCAGCTTCCCAATTAAACCACCCATGCTAAATGCAGGGAAAGTTCCTGAGTTGATTGCATCCATAAACTTTGTGCCATACTTGGCAACAGAACTTTGTCTAACAACATACTCACCATTTGATATTCTGGCAAGAATACTGTCTGAAGTTCCTGATCCTGGGCCTGATACTTTACCACCTGAAGCAAAGGCTGTAGCTCCTTTTTCACCTCTTCCTGGAATTATAAAAGAAATATCTTTATTAGGAAGTTCTTTTAGCTTAGCTACATATTCTGACAAAGATTCAACAAGACCATCCATAGATGTTTTAAGATTATCTACTGACTTCTGTTGTTCAGGAGTAACAATAGGTAATTCTCGAATAGACTTAAATGCTTCTTTAAACATTTCAATCTTTTCTTCTGCATCTAGGGCATCTATGATTTGTGTCTTAATGTCTTCTTCACCCTTTTGAAGAGCTTCTTCTGCTATTTCTAGGCTAGGATCGATTCTAAATACAATACCTGCATCTTTAAATGCTTGAGCAAAGCCGCCATATTCTTTAAAGGCTTCCTGATCAATTTTATTAGTTTCTTCATCAAGAAAACTAGAAAGAGTTGCCTTAAGAACATCATTGATATTTTGACCATCTTTAGTAGTAAATCCTGGAAATAAAGACTGAAAGTCAATTTTAATAGGATTTACATTTCTTAAGCGTTTATCAATTCTTGCGCCAATATCATCAAATAGCTTTTCACCAAGCTCTGAATCAATAATCTCATTGATATTAAGACCATCTTCAATAGCTTTAATAAGACCTGCTCGGTTTTCAGTTAAGGCCGCACCAATATCAGTTGCAAAGGCAGCAGATACTCCCTTGGCTTGATCACCACCTACTGTAGGAGAAAACCCTAAAGCAAGTCGAAGATCTTGGCTATCTGCTGAGAAATTGTTTGCTGCAACAGTATAACCTTTAACCAAAGCATAACCCAAAGCAGCTGCAATGGCTGCAATTCCAACTGGGCCAGTGAAGCCAATAGCAATTCTGTCTAAGATCATACGACCTAAGATTTTAAATCTATTACCAGTGCCGAACTGTTCATTAAATTTAGCAGCAGTCCAAAGATCTTTAAAACCACCCCAAATTGCATTAGCGGCTTTTTCTGTAAGGAATCCTGCTCCAATTACAGTACCAATGTCTATTGCTACCCCTGTAAGCCCTTCTTGAGGAAGATTTAATTTATCAACAACCCAATCTAAAGCAATAACACCACCAACAGTACCTGCTGCCCTAAAGATATTTTTGGTAAGCATAAAAGCTTTACCTTTGGTTTGACTAATTAATTTCTTAGAATCTTCAGAACTAGGGTCAAAGATAGCCGCTGCTATAATAGCATTTCTAACATTTTTACTAAAAATAGCACCAATACCTGCAAGAGCACCAACACCAAAAATAGCATCAAGAATATCATTGTCAGTAAAACCAAGCCCCTCACGAACCCCAGCGCCAAGACTACCTACTGTTAGAGTTACTGTAGCAAAAAGATTACCATCACTACCTGAAAGAAAATTATTAATTTCAGTTACAGTGTCTCGTGCTATTCTACGAACAGCTGATTGAAAACCTTCAGTCGGTGCAAAGTTAGCACCAATAGTAAGACCTGCAAGAGTTAAAAGTAAACCCTTAGTTCCTAGTTTTAATGCAGCAATACCCCCTACAACTAAAGCGGCATTAAACTTACTCAATAAATCATCTGCACTAAAACCAAGAGTAATATTGCTTAGTTTATCAAGTTGTTCTGAAGTTTTAGCTGAAATATCTACAACTACTTTTTGAGTAACTGTTACAGTGTCTTGTAAGATAGTTGAGCCAGCTTTGAAAGTTCCATCTTCATTATATAAAAATGATCCTTTGACAGCGGCTTCTAAGTCTTTAATATACCCTGTTGCAGTATCTTTAAAACTTTTTAGTTGAGGTAAAATGTTTCCATCTATAAAGCCAAAAAGATTTCTTTTTACTTTTTCAGTGCCACCTGGAGTTTCTACTGTTGTATAAACAATAAAGTCGAATAAGTCAGCAAAGGCTTGTTTAATTCTGTCAATTACAGGAAGAACGTCATTATAAGCATCTTCTAAGAATTGAAATAAACGCCTCTTAACTTTCTTATTGCCGCCCATTCCATCAAGGCGAGTGTTTTCTTCTGTAGTTGTGTAGACAATAAAATTAAATAATTCTTTAAATCTTTGTCTTGCAGCACTTATATAGGAGCTAATATTTTCTAAAGAGAGTTTTCCCCATACTTGATTAATTTCATCAACAGTATCAGGTACAACTGAGTTACCTACAAGATAGTCATAAAGTTTCCAAAACGCACTAGAAACCCAACCAGTAAATTCAAGAATAGCTTGAATTGCAGGAGAACCTTCTTTTAATTTTTGGAATTCTGTTCCAATATCTCTTACAATATTTTTGATAGTTGCTGAAACGGCTTGTAAGTTAGCTAGGCTATTCCCAAAGAAATTATCTCTAGGTAGTAGTTCTTCAACCCCTGGACCAACAACTTTAGTTTCATAGAAAATATCAGTAATTGCTGATTTAATATCTCTTATAACTTCTAGAGTGCTGTTTTTAGCATTAATTAAAGAGGCTCTAAAGTTTTCATAATTTAGCTCAGGTAAAGAAAATTCTATACTTGAAAGTTCTTTAAGGATAGCTTCTGCTACGCCTCTAATTGGCCTTTTTACTTTTTCAGTGCCACCTGGAGTGTCTACAGTAGTATAAAGAACTCTTTCAATTATTTCTTGTAATTCTTTATAAGCCTTAGTAAACCCGCTTGTGTCAATACTAAAAGTATCTTTAAAAGCATTTTTAACTGCAAGAAAAGCTAAGTAAGCATCTGACCTAAAAATAAAGATCTCATCACCAATAAGTCTTAGGTTATTTGCAAAAGTTCGTCTAAAATTATAAACAGCATCGGTAACTAAATTAATGCCAGTAATAATAACTTGAGAAAACCCAACTTCTTGATCTACTGCAGAAATAGCTGCAACAAATTCATTTTTGAATACAGTAGTTGCTTGATCAATAGTTGTTGCAATCAACTTAAACTGTTCATCAACAGCTATGCCTTGAGATAAAAGTGCGTCTAGAATAACTTGCGTTGTTAAAGCACCTTCTTCACCTAACTTCTTAAGAGCGCCTAGCTCTACACCAATACCATCAGCAATTGCTTGGGCTACTCGTGGAATTTGTTCTCTAACTGAGTTAAGTTCTTGTCCTCTAAGTTCACCAGAGGCAAGACCTTGGCCTAACTGTACAAGTGCTGCTCTTGCTGATTCAGCAGAAGCACCTGAAATAACAGTAGCCTTTTGAATTGTTTCTGTAACTTCAAGGAGTTGTCCTGGGTCTACGTCTTTAATTGCTAGCCCAAAACGGTTAAATACCTCAACTGCTCCACCGATTTCGGTTCTAGAACGAGCAGAGATATCATAAAGTTTTTCTAAAGTACCAGTAACATTACCCACTTCACCAGTAACTAGTCTAATTCTGTTTTCGAAGTTTTTAACAGAGTCGGTAGCTCTTGAAATACCTTTTACTACTTGAGTAGCAGCGAAAGCACTAGTAATACCAATAGCTAAATTTCTAAAGGCACCAACGGCTCTACTAGCTGTTTTATCTAGATTTGTAACAGATCTTTCTAATTGCCCTAGATCCTTTCGGGCTTGAGTCGTATTAGCACGGACTCTAATTTCTACACCACTCATACGTGACCTCCTTAATAAATTAGCCCCCTAACGAGTTCCCGATACAGGAAGCCATCAGAGGGCTAATTTTTAATTAGGGGTAATCAAGCCTATCTTCATTAAGACTTGCTCAATAAAGTATCTAGGCGCTTGCTTACTATGTCCTTGGTTAAGAACTGAAATGTATTCAACAGGGTTTTCAATTACCCCTTCAACAAACAAAGAACTATTCTTTCTTTTTCTGCTTTTCCAACCAGAACGAGCCTTGCCTGTATCAACAGGAGTAACTACTCGTAAAGTTTCTGTAGCATAATCTATTCTTTGTTCCAGAGACATATTAGCTTGTTCTCGAACTTCTCTTTCAACTCTTTCGAGTTCTTGTTTGAAGTTCACGATATCTAAACTAATTTTATTCATTTATTTTTAAAATCAGGTTTCCAACCTGAATTGTCTCCATTTTTAGCTTTTAGCATTAATTCTAACATTTTACCTTTAGGAACTGCCTGATCGTTCTTTTGTTGCTTTATGCTATTTGTTTTAATCTGTTTTAAAGTTTGGAATATACTTTCGGCGCTTCCTTTTACACCTTGAGAACGTAACATTAAATAAGTTCTTTGGTCTTCTCTCCAACCAACAGGTCTTCTGTGAAAAAACTCAAACCACTTTAAAAGCTCTTCATAAGGCATTTCATCTAAGAGTTTATAAACAGGCATTTTTAACTCATACGCTATTTCGAAAATAGATTCCTCTTTATCAGTTAGTTTCCCTCGGATTGTGCTCCTAAACCTGAGTATGCCATGATACTTTCGGAAAGAACATTTAATTCACCTAAAGGAAAAGTGTTAAAATCTTCATCGGTAAGTTGATCTGCACCAACAACTGCAATTTTAATAACTGATTTTAACAAGTCAATTTGGGCATCATTTGCTTTTGATTTTTCACTTTTTCGTACTAAATCTTGTACTTTAAGAACTTCTGAGACTGATAGTTTTTTAATCTCTACAGACTCTCCCATAAAATCAACCGTTTTTAAAATATTTTTACCAACTAAATGTTTCATTGCAGTTTATCCTTTTCTGTAAACAAATCTTGATTATTAGCTTGAAAGTCATCAAGCATCTTTCTTACTGTGTGTAATACTGATAGAGTTTCTAAACACTCTTTTCCTTCTTTTGAATCTTCTTCAAAATCTTTAAAACGTTCAAAACTCTTTCGAATACTAATGTCTATACTACGCCGCATATGCCTAAACGTAGTACGCATTACAAATGCTTTACTAAATGGTTTATCCATAATATCTCTCTTATTATATAAGTAAGGAAGCCCCCAAAGGGACTCCCTAAAAAGTTTTTTTATGGTAGTGTAGCTGGACCAAAGAAGTCTGATTGAGTAGACAAAGTAACTGTAGCAGTTGTTTGGTCTGTCAATGCAGGGTTGATCAAGATAGCTTCAACTTTACCTTTGAAGTAAAATTCTGTGTTACCATATGTTAGTGCTGTAGCAGCAGTATCTAATGATGCAGCTTCTGTAGTTGCTTCTTCACACATCATAAAGCGGAAATAAACTTGTGTTCCGATTAGAGCATGAATATCTGTCATGTCGTTAGCAACATAGTTAACAGTAACTTCTAGAGTAGGTGCGTCAGACTGGCCTTGCACCTGAGAAGAAGAACTCTGACCATAAACTGGTACGTTAACGATGTTTGCAGGAGTACCAATTGAAGGGAACTCACGAACAGAAGGCATACGGTCTACATCAGCAGCATTTGCTGTTACGAATAGGTCAGCATAACCCGCTGCATTTTCTGATGCAGGTGTTGATGCGCCACTATAAATGTCTAGGTAGGTAAAAATACCTGCGCCTAGGGAATCAATATGAGCCATTTATTATTCTCCATATATTTTAAATGGTATTAAGTATCTAGCACTATAAAGTGCCTTATTAGATGGGTCTAGCCCTTCCACATTCAAATAAGATGTTCCAAGCTCAGTTCCATTTGTTAAACGTTTATTTTGTAAGCTAATATCTAGTATGTCAGAAATCGCCATAAGACGAGATTGTCCTTCACCAGCTTTTACAAAAATCTTAACGGCAACAAGACCTTCAAGTTGCTTTCCACCGCCGTGAGCATTATTTTCACTGTTACTAGGTAATACGTTAAGTCTACAAAACTCGTTCTGATCATCAATAGTACCTTGATAGTTATCAGGATAAATATCGATATTATTTGCAGTCCAAGTTGCGGAACCAAATACAGTTTCAATATCGTCTAAAACATTATCATACATTAGACTTTCTCCTTAGTTAGGATAGCCGTAATAACAAAATTATTGTCAGTATAGTCAATAATGTTATAAACTTTAGAATCAACAGTTAATACATCATATACTGAAATATCAACCCCTGACTTCATAAGAGCCGTAGTTGTAAACCCTTCACCTGAAGGTTTCTGAGTAGATTCAATAATAACGTCTACAGTTTGACTACTAATAGTACTAACTGTTTGTCGAGTATTAAAGTCATAACTAGAAACTGCCTTAGTAGAAAGAGTTCCTTGCTTAACAAGATCACCTGCAGCAGTAAAAGCTTTATCAACAGCAGCAGTTACTTTTGCAGAAAGTGACATTAGTTAGCCCTCCACCAACTGGAACCCATACCGAATGACCCTCTTCGAATAAGTGGTCTTAATGGTTTAATTACAAAAGCTGGTGTAATAGAAATTCTGGTTACATCGTTGTTACTATCAGATAAACTAATTGATCCGATACTAATGCTTTCATAAGTTTGAGTAGTTTGAGCTAACAAGTCTTCATTGTTTAACAAATGTAATGCTTGTTCGTAAACGCCTATTTTTACAAGATCTGGCACAGTAGAGTCTGAAATAGAAATCTCTTGACCCATACGAGGATCATAGTAACGAGCGTTTTTACGAGGCCAAGCAAGAGCTTGAGAAGAGCTAACAGCCGATCCAATCCAAGGATTGTTGTCGATAATTTGTGTAGCAGTTACAAGTGCATCTTCTTTATCGTTATTAGAGGCACTGTCCCAATTTGCAGAGTCAATTCGAGTTTCGAAGTAATCATCTGCATTAGCAACTGTTACATAACTATTAGTATTTAGAACTAAAGCCATTAGCTCCTCCTATTTATTATGAGTGGAAAATAGGTAGAATACCTAGGTTTAGGGCATCCATTTTACGATCCCATGAAGCACTTGCTGCATAGCTTGCGTTTGTTGCAAATGCGTTTGTAGCACCTGCCCAATCGTAGCCCATTGGGTGCATGATGAAGCCGTAACGATACCAAATATTTGTAGAACCGCCACCTGTGTATGCTGCTGCGTCACGATCTACTTCTACTGGTGTAGGAGTCGCAACTGGAGCAAAAGTTACAGAACCTGGCTTAACAACGAAAGTACATTTTGTTGATTCTGCATTTAAGTCGCCTGATGCCGCTGTGTGCATTTGGTTTGCACGAGTCATTACTAGACGGAACTTACCACCAAAGATTGTGCTAAAGTTCAAGTTACCATCTGTAACTGTTGTATCGTCAACCAAGTTGGCTGCACGCATTTCTGCCATGATTTCTGGTGAAGTTACAAGATACATGTAGTCTGGTTCGTAATCTTTGAAGCCCATGCCAATAGCTTGGAATAGACGCTCACCACGAGCAGCACCAATTGCTGTTGAGTCAAACAATTTACGAGCAGTTGAAGAGCCAGCTGCCGCTGTACCAAATACACCACCTGCGTTAATGTCAACAAAGTTACCTGTTGCTGCAGAATCTGCATCTGTATCGTAGCCTACTAGACCACCGTTACCTGATCCACCTGCGTCACCTAGTGCTACTTCGTATGCTGCAACACCTTTTAGAAGGTTCATAAGAGCAGTACCTTCGTCATCGCCACGTACTTGTGCAAAGTCACGAGCAATTTTTGCTAGACCGTCTTGCTTTGAAACAACTTCTTGCATGTTAACTTGTTGCGCACCAAATGTACGAACTGTTTTAACATAGTTAGCAATATCTGTTGTGATGTCTGTATATGTACCATCTGTTGCAGATGACAAAGACGCAACATTGATATTTGCTGCTAGTGGTTTGTAGTAACGGAACTGACCGATGAAAGATTCACCATCAGCATTGATGTCGTCACGCTGCCCAACAATACCTGTTGAGTTTAGCTTTTTCTCAGTAGTGTATGCTTCGTCTGCGTATGCAGAAATAGCGAGAGCTACATTTTGAAAATCTGTGTTTGTAATAGCCATAATTATTAATCCTTATTTAAACTATTAGTATGTATAATTACCTAATTGACCTTTTGAGGCCATTGCTAAAACCTCCTCCTGTGTCATTTGAGATAGCGATTTCTTTTCAGTAACATTTGGCGTTCCTGCCGAAGTTGTTGTTCCTGCACCAGAATTTGCTTTAACACGGAAAAGGAAAGAATTGTCTTCATTCTTTGAATAAGCGAGAATAAAGTCTTGAATAGTAGTGCCTGACTTATGAACCCAAGTACCGTTTTCATTTTGAACGAGTTGCTCAACAATATCACGGTAGGCCATTTGACGACTACGCTCATTACGGAAGTCTAAACCACCTAGTTGCGAATTAACTACATTATCACGATTTAACTTCGTGTTCTCTTCTTCGTAGACTTTTAGTTTTGCATTCGCTTCTGCAAGCTTCATTTCTAAAGCTTCCTGCAGCTTTCCTTCTTCTTCTAGCCGCTGAATCTGTTCTTGTTTTTGTTGTTGTTCAATTTCAGCTGCCTTCTTAAGCGCTTCATCACGCTCTTTAGCCATGCGATCCATGTTAGACTTCATTTTAGTAAGCCGTTCTTGGACCTCACGTTCAATCGGATCTACCTCGTCATTGCTTGAAGCTTCAACGGTTTCCTCTTGAACTTCTTGTTCAGTAGTCTCATTGGATTCTACTTCATTTACTGTTTCTTCTTCGATTTTATTTTCTTCACTCATAATTTTTCCTTTCAAGCACAGCTTGAGTTGTATATAATATTTGTGTCACAGACACGGTTATTTAAAAGTCCTATAGGCTATTACAAATAACTACGGACCGATGCCATACCAGTCTTTATTGCCTGATAGTGGTGATAATATATCAGATCTAGTGATCTTATTTTTTGGATTTATTAGACCTTGGGCTATTGCCTCTTGTCTAAGTTCATTATACGATTTTCTAGAAAGACCTTGTTTGCGCATTTCTTTTAAAGTCTTTTCAATCGTATTACCTTCAAGAGCATTTGCATAAATGGTTCTTAAAGCATCTTTTGCACGATTAGCTTCACTAATATTAGTAAAGAAGGCATCGTGAATTGTTCCAGTTCCGACTTTGTTTTTACGACCCCACTCGTGGAATTGTCTAACAATAACAGCGTCATTACTGTGATTTCCATTAACACCTAATCCAATCCTAGCATCTACTAAAGAGCCTTTTCCTAAAAGCTTTCCGTCTTCTGCTGAATCTTCATAAATATTAGAAATTCTTCTACCAGTTACAGGGTCTCGAAACTCAATTCTTTCCTGTATTTTTGGTCTATACCTTTGAGTCATAATTTTTCCATCAAAAGTTACCCAAGGTATATCTACGCTTTGAGTTTCTTCAACATATCTAACAGCTACCTTTTTCCAGTAATTAATAAAATTATCAGTTACAGGCGCTCTTTGGGACATATTTTTGCTCATAATACGAGATATTTCTGAGAATTCTTTTGGTCCAATTACTCCTTGTCTAGCATTGTACATTTTGTCTACAAAATCACCAACATCAGGGTGAATTTGTTGTGCATCTTTTAATAGTGTTCTACCAACAGGTTGTCCCTTGTTTACTATCTCTACTAGTTCATCTCTAAAAGATTTTAATTCTGCTGCTGTAGCTGTAGCCCCAGTTCTTTCAGCAATTTTAATTTTACCATCAACTAGTCTTAAATTAGAGTTTAAGCTTTCTTTTGTTATAGTAAGAAAACCTTTTCCCTCAAGAACAGAGACAAGCCCTCTAGAAACATTAGCAGTTTTAGTTGCTGCACCAGCACCATAAAAACCCACCATGTTTTGATATTTAGCAGCCTTGGCTAAATCTTCCCAAGTTAAGTTAGCGTTCCTTAAAGCAGGTATTGCTAAAAACTCTGGATCATTAACAGTATCAATTGCTACCAAGTCATAAAGACGGTTTTTCTGAGTAGTTGCAAGAACATTAGAAGACTCTGCTAAAGACCTATCTCCTGTAGACAATGCAATAATTTGAGCACCAGAAGAACTAGCATCATTTTCAATCATTAGTCGAGTTTGATAAGTTGTAAGTGGATTTCCTTGATCAATATGTCTTTGTATTCTAGCATACTCTAAGGACATTCTTCCAAGTTTAGCCACTTCAGCACCTTCAAGTCCTCTCATTAAGGGGTGTTCAAGAAACTGTCTAATCCGTCTATCTCTTTGAGTGGTAGACATCATTATTTGGCCTAGCTCTAAAATATTACTTTCGTTTCTATTAAAAATAGCTCTACGACCTGCTTGAGTAAGTGCTTCTGTCCCTGGACCTAGTAAAGCACCAACCTGTATTTTTAGTTCATCTAAAGCTTCTTCTGTCATGTTAACTGCATAGCCAGAGTTTAAAAATGGACGTCCTAGTTCACCAGTAGTAGGTGTTAGGTATCCTCTGTGATAAACTCGACCTCGACTATCTAAAAACGCTTGAGTTTTAAAGTTTTTACCTCTTTGAGCATGATATTTTGCAGTGGACATAAGGCCGTAACCTTGTTCGCCCCTGTTTAAAATTTCATGACGAAACTCATTAATACCGTCATAGTATTTAGTGTTTCCCCTTGGATCTCTAAATCTAGCAACATCATCCATGAATGAAAAGAACTCACTATCAACGCTATACTCCACATCCATAACATGATTTAACATTTTTGCCATATCACGATCAATTTGTTTTTCATCGTAATCAGGAAATTTATCTCTAGAAATTAAAGGTATTCCTGTATCATTACCTCTGGCATCTACATAAGTCTTTTTACCTGCTTTAACATACAGTTGATCTCTTGGTGTAGTAACACCTAGTCGCCTTGAAATTGTTACTCTACGCTCTGCTTCTTGAAGTTTTAAAAGTTCTTTGTTAACAACAACAACTTCTCTAGAAATTGTATCGCCCCAACCCCCTGAAGCACGACCTGTTTCTAAATCAATAACCCCTCTTCGGGTTTTACCTCTAAACTGTACTTTAATATAACCTTGCTGTACAAAGAAGTCTAGTATTTTAGAACCTTCTTTATGATAGTCTTTTAAAGTATGTTTAGTAAAAGGAATTACATTTTCAAAATCTTTAGAAAACTGTTTACCAATATTAATAGCTAAAGTATCATAATCAGTAGATTGTCCTGATGCGATTAATTTAGCAGATTTAGTAATATTGTCTATCGCCTTGTCATCAAAGAATTTTGATGTAGGTTTTTTAGATGCAATTAAAAACTCTCGATCAAGTATTTGACGAAATACTTCTCTCTTTTTTGCAAAAGTTTTAGTAATCCAAGAGTCTGATGGACCTCTGTCAAGAAATTCATCAAGCTTATTCTTAGCAAGATAAGCTCTATAAGCTATATCAAAAGAAGGAACAACTCTGAGTTTCTTTATAAGATCTTCCCTAGAAGGATAACTGTCTATAAACTTTCTAAAGTAAACTCGTAAAGGCGCTCTTCCTGTTGCATATAGCCGATTAGCTAATTTTACACCTTCTTTTCTGCGCCAAGCATCGATAAATCTTTGATCTTTTAACTGATTCCTTTGTATATCATCAAAAGTATAGTACTTCCCCATTATTTGCACTTGAGGCGTATCTTTCGATAGATAAGAAACAAACATTTCTGATCGTTGTCTTGATCTTGTGTCTAAAAGCCTAGATACGTTTTGAACTGAAAAGCGGTTTTCAGCTCTTACAACTGAAGCAAAATCTGTCCACGGAGTTTTATCTTTTGCATAACGCTCAAAAACAACTCTTAAGTTTTCAATAACTACTGTTTGTTGATTTACTGAAATTCTGTCATCTAAACTAGCAGCAACAGACTCAATAAAATCTTTCTGATCATTATTAAGAAGTTTAGAGTTTCTCATAAAATCAATACGCTCTTGATACAAATTGAAGTCAGGGTCATAAAGATTATTGTTTTTAATTTCGCCAGTTAAAGGATCAGCACTAAAGTTTCTTTCATCAAACTCATTACCCACTCTTCGTCTAGAGGCGGTTTTACCTGCAAGACTTGTTCCTTTAAAATCTGTTAAAGAAATAGTCTTACTAAAATCATCAGAGTCTAATAAAAATAATTGTCTTAAATCATTTTTATGCTTTGGATTTCTTAATAGCATTGCGGGTGTTGTTGCTTCAACTCTTATATCTTGCTCTCGTATTTTTTGGCGAGGCTTATATATGGAAGTTGCGTCTGATGCTCTTTTTCTTAAGGCTTGAATACTAAGAGCAGTTCCCTTTGGAGTAACAAACTCTCTTGCTTCTAACGCACCACCCTTAAAAAGCTTAGCTCTATCTTCGTCACCAAGCATTTTTACCATTATAGAAAAGTCTTGTTTTCTCAACCATTCTGTAAAAGATTGTATTCCTGGAGAAAGACCATTTAAAAAGTTTGCAGGAAACTTTTCTAGTTCTTTCTTTTTAATATTTGTTCTAGAAGGGAAAACTTTTCCTCTATAATCAATCTTTCTTAAAGTTTTATCTTGAAAAATTAAAGATTTACTATCAAAGACATGATCGTTGCCCATTAAAAAGGCATTCTTTACAGATTTGTCTGCATTTGTAATTTGTTTATAGATAAATGCCTCACGGTCTCTCTGAAACTGTTCTGTTTCTCCACCATATTTTTTGCGTAAACTAGTTTTTTCTTTAAATGAAAGATCACCCTTTCTAAGTATAAAGTTATTGGTTTTAGCCCATTTTATAACTTCAGGGTCTTCATAAAATTCATGATAAACTATTTTAGGCTTAAAGGCTTCCATGCGTTTTTCAACTTCACGGACATTTTTTCTAGTATGAGATTCTCCAAAAATTGTAACATTTTCAGTCCCAACTTGTTGCATCTCTTCTTTACTTTTAATAACAGGTACTAGAGAACTACGACAATTCCAATGTAAAGGTGGTACAAACCGTTTATCATCTACTTCATAAACTTTTCCATTATGATAAGAACAAATAGGGCTTGTACGAGAGTCAAGTATTGCAGTAAACATAAAGCCTTTTATAATCTCTTTATTTTCTTCTGCAACTTTTCTTAAGGCTGACGTCTGAGTAGCTGTAATAGAAGTCCTAGTTAAAGCTCTTGCTTGATTTTCAGTTAACTTAGTAGTTTTTAAAACATCAGCAATAATTTCTTTAGGTGGTCTTCCGTTTGCAAGTCCTGCCTTTACTTTGGATTGAATTCTAACAAGTTCTCCTGCAGATATATTTCTAACATTTGTAGAAAGATCTTTAGCACCACGCATAGTAGGGCCAGTAATTTCTGCAAGAAGCTCTTTTGTTTTTGGGCGATTTACTTTATAGAATTTATTTACTTCTTTAAAAAGATTGTCACTATGAAAATCTAATTGAGAAGTTGAAAATTCTTTTAAAGTGTTTCTTTTATGAGAAAGAAATTCAGTTCCAAACCTAGAAACTTCTTTAGAAACATCTGCTCTGATATTCTTTTGCAGTAAATCTCTTAAGTTTTTTCTATGACGCTTAATAATACGTCTATTTTGGATTTGAACTCCTTCTTCATAAAGTCTTACATCTGCCATATGATCTACAATACGATCATAAATTTTGTCGTTAATGTTCATCTAGTACTCCATTGAGTAGTTAGAGTTATTCTTCAATTTCTACTTGATTATCTGAAGGTGTTTGTACAAGAGGATCTGTTTGAATTTCTTCAACAGCCAATTCATCTTGATAATCTGCAGGAAGGAAATCATTGTATTTAGCAATATTAACAAATGTTGTTCTAGAAATAATGCCGCTTTGATACCACTCGGAAACAAGTCTCATTGCGCCTTCTCCACCAACCATAGGTGAGAAGTCATTAGACATTTGGAAATTTATATCGCTAGCCGTATAATCTGTTTCATATTTCCAGTTCAGCATAAATGCAATTACTTCACGCATAGTTCCTGATACTTTAGCATTAAGAGTACCTAACTGTGCGGTTTGTGAAGCATTACGAATTTCCAAAGCTACACCTGACGCAGCAAATTCTGGAGAAAGCATTTTAATGCCCATTTGCCCCATTTGAACGATAGTAGTCTCAATAGAACGATCCATATCTGCAAGAGCTGAAGTAGGTGTTTCTAGTACACTAATTGATTCATCCTTACGAACTCGTAGCCAAGTACCCAGCCCTGCATCCACAATCTCTTGGAATTCTTCGTCTGTCATGTCAGACTGAACAACAGGAGTATAAGTGGCTGCACCATATAGTAAGTGATTACGGCGAGATACCTTATTGTAAAGTGAAATCTCACGATCAATTAATGGCATAAGAACAGGTTCTACTGGATCTATCTGCCCATTCAAAGGCCATGCAGGAATACGCATTAAGCGTTCACCAAACATAGTTGGATAAACTGTATTAACTTTGACAAATTGAGTTTGATGTCCAAACTCTACATATTCTTGTTTTGCATCACCGTTAAGAACTTTAATTTCGTTATTACTGTCTGGATGTTCGTAATAATCAAGAACTAAACGACCAGTTTCATCAAGATAATGATCACAAACAGTATCAATATAATTTGGATGCCAAGGATTATCGTTAGTATACTTTTTAGTAAGATAACGTGTTACCATACGTGTTAGCGTCTTTTGACGAGTAACAGGGTGTGTATCTGTTTGAATATTGATTACGTTTTCAGCTTCAAGAATAACAGGGTATGGTTTAATTGTATCACGCTCTTCGGGTGTCATTGCATCATACTGCTCAACACTTAACTCAGGATAATCAACATAAACCCAAGCACGAGATGTTTGAAGCTCTTCCCAAAGTGCAGCATCTAAAAAGTTAAACAAAGAACGACCATCTAGTGTAAAGTTGTCTTTAATCCAAGTGAAGGCATCTTCAGGAAGTTCTTCTGGTAAAACCAGTTGAGAATCCTTACGTAGCAAAGAGCTAATAAGAACTTTACAATACTGTGCAGTTAAACCTGGAAGTTCTGCTTCTGAACGATAAAAATCATATTGACGCTGTGTCATACTAGGTGAGAAAGGAATAAGTACATTAGAATAATCATGCATTAGATATTCATCATGTGCCTTAACATTTTCTTGTCCTTGTAGTACAGCACGAGACTTTTTCCACATAGGTTTTAAAGACTGATAACTATCACTAGGATCAGCTACCGACTTTTTAATATTCTTTGTTGGTTTCGTTAATTGAGCCATTACCGTTTCCTCTTATTCTTTTTATAGCCAGAGGCATAAATAGCTTTGGCTTGTTTTTCGGCTTCTTTTTTGGTTTTATAAACTTTACCAGTCTTTCCCCAACGATAGCCGCCCTTAACTTTTTGTACTGGCATTACCACTTCACCTTATCTGCCCAATAAGCAGCACTCATTTTACCTTTAGCAATATTGGTAGCATGACGAGCTTTCCAAGCTAATCTACGGGCTTTGTACTTAGCAGATTCACCTTCTTTCTTAGGAGAACCAACAGCACCTTGAGCACCAAAGCGAATTGTTTTTACTTTATCACCAACTTTAGCCACAACAATATGTGATTTAGTTGGATGATTTGGAGTACGTTTAGGCTTATTATAACCAGATACTCCTGCACGTTCTAAGCGTGAGTCTTTCTTTTTAGCCATAACGACCTCTTATTGGTTATTAATATAATTAAAATAAATAATATACTTATATACTTAAAATATATTAAAATACCCCTAGTTTATTCTTAAACGTCAGGTATTAAGTAAGGGGTGAGCGCACCCACCCCCTTTAGAGACTTTCAGGTAAACTTGAGTGTTTTTTCCTGTCTCTTTATTCTTAAACGTCAGCTATTTACATTAGTTCAAAATGAGGTCCATCTATGAAGGGTCTACGTCCTTGTGATCGACGTAAATCAATGTATTTCATCATAGCGTCTTCTGCTGTTCCTGGATAAGAACGAATATCGCCCTCTGACCAAGCAGCTCCCCATTTAATAGCTACACCTAGTTCTTCTGCAGCTGCTTTCATAGCGTCACAAAGATCATCGTAAACATTTAGTTCCCAACAACCTTTTCCATCTACATAAGCCATAAGGTCTACTGCACGACCTTCTAGGTGTTTTGATTTCATTGTCTGAGACTTACCTGCTGCAACAAGTTTTTCTTGCTCTTCAACAGTACGAAGTCCATAAACAACTCCGAAGTCTACTTTAGTTAACTCAATAGCTCGTTTTACAACTGCTACTAAGTTTTCATCAACACCTTCTAATTTTCCTAAACTACGATTTGATAATTTAAAACTCATTACTTCTTCCCAAATAATCTTGTTGCGGATCTGACACCAAAGCTGGCAGCTACAATAACACCTAAAGTGTACTGATACCAGTCTGGCATTGTCTCAAGTGCAGCAAAACCATTTGCTACAATCTCTCGGCCCCAATCTCCAGTAAAAACTAACACAAGGGGGATACTAAACAGAATTGTTAGCCACTCGTCTTTCCAAGAAGACTGCGACCCTTCTGCCATAATCTTTTCCCAGTCTGCTTCACTAGTTGCCCTAGAAAGCATAATCTGTGCTTCAGCTTCAGACTTAGCAACTTTTGCTTTAGTTTCAGCAGCTTTTGTTTCAACTTTTCCATTTAACCATGTCCCCGCCAAACTTGTTAATGGTCCTATTAAAGCTTGTATCATTTATTAACTTCCTTTCCCATCCAAATGCCAAAACAACCTGTTAAGGCACCCATACAGACAGAGACTAGCCCTGCCTGTGCGTTACTGGGTTCAGGTAAAGCCATAAACCAATGTACGGCTTGATAAGTTAAAATAGTTACTGCAAGCATCATTAATCGTGGAATAATTTTCCAGTCATCAATTATTGTTCTTGCCATGTTATTCTCCTAACTTTTTCTCTAGGCTTTCTATCTTAACTTGTTGCTCTTTAATAGCCTCAATAAGTAACCCTACAATGTTTCCGTAAGATACTGATAAATAGCCTTCTTCGTTTTCTTTAACAACTTCTGGTATAACTTCTTGTATATCTTGAGCAATAAGACCAATTTTATCTTTATTATTCATTTTAAAAGATACACCTTGAAGTGCTTTTACTTTATCTAAAGCATTTTCTAGATTATTGATATCTGTTTTTAAACGCCTATCTGAAGTTGTATTCAAGTCATCTGCTTCTACATCACCTGAAAATGTACCATTTACTGCAGTAATATCACCTGTAAATGTTCCATCTACTCCTGATACATTTCCTGTAAATGTTCCACCTACTCCTGAAATATTCCCACTAGCCGTTACAGTAGTAGTAGATACTCCACCGTTTGCAGTAATAAGTCCTGTAAATGTAGATGTACTTGTTACCGTTGCGGTAGCGGTTGTCAGGGCATTAACACTAGTAGATACATTTGTACTACTCAACGTAAATAATGATTTCCAACCGCTTCTGTAAATTTTTAGAACAGGGTCTGTTCCACTTGTGTCTAACCAAAGTTTACCTGCAGATACTTCAGTGGTAGGTGCCGAAGACCCTGAATGACAAGTGTTAATTGCAGCTAAACCTGCATTTAAATCGGCTGTATAAGCAAGGCCACTTTGGTTGGCGTCAATAACTAAACTCGCTGTTGACATAATTTTCTCCTTTATTGACCAATTGCTTGGTAATCTATTGTTCTTTGTACTCTAGAACCGCCGTTATAAATTGAGTAAACAAACCCAGTATTATCACGAGACGAGATTACAACCTGATCTCCTGCAAGACCTCCGATAGTCTGTATACCAACTCTAGGTGCATTTGTTCCTGTAAGTCCACCATAAAATGCTGTGGGATAAGACACAGTGACATCTGCTGAAGTACTGCTTGTACTTGTGCCTGTCTTAATAACATCCTTTTTATCGAGTGTAACATTAAGATCTGTAACAGAAACTGCGGTATTAGAATCTACAGTGTCAACTTCCAACTTAAACTTCATAGCTCTAGCTTTGTAGCTACTAACCAATAGGAATTTCCAGTCACTCCATGTTGGAGTTCCGCTGGGATCGTCGTCAGTAGTAGCAACATAAATTTTAGCAGTAGCATCCGCAAAAGGACCAACAAAACGAGGTTCATTTGCAATATTAACATAATCTGCAACATCAACTCCTGCGTTAGTAACTAACATTTTAAGGTCTGGTGTTACTCGTACAGTTACAACTTCATTTAAGTCTACTACTGAATTAAATTCATAAACCATAGATGTTTGATTGGCATCTAGATCTAATGTACCCGTACTCGAATTATAAGTACAATTTGTTTTAGCACCACTATAATTTATTGCGTCTTGGTCATATTCTTGAATAAAGTTAAATGATTCATCAACAAACGTACTAATAAACTGTGCAGGTGTTGCTGAGAAGTTTCCAAAAGCATCATAAAATCTTATAAAGAAAGTTCCAGTTAGAGTAGGAACTGTTTTGTTGGTAGTATTACCTGATAAAGAAGAAACCACGGTTGAAGCGGTGTCCCAAGTAGCAGTTCCATCAGTTGCTAAGTGAAATTTAATTTCAGAATGACCGCCATAAAGTACATCTAGGTCTGTTGGCTCATCCCAAGTTAAGTTAATTTGTCCTTCATTAATATTACCTGTAAACCCTGTTGGGCTTGCAGGATCAGCAGAAAATCCAACAATTGTTTGTTGAGCTTCAAACGTATCTCCTGCATAATTATAAACACTATAAGGAGTTATCCTAAAATCAAAAATACCTGCTCTTACATCAGGAATAGATATTTCTGGATTGTTAGTTGTACCTACTACTTGATAAGTAGATTCAGTATTTTGTTTATATTCTACTAAATAATAATAAGATAAAACACCTGTATTATCGGGAGCCCAATTTAAAAGAAGCCTGTTCTTTAGACCTGAAGCATTGTTTGTAATATACTGTTCTTCATTAATTTGCAAAGAAATAATTTCATTTGGAGCTTTTTTAACAAGTTGGTTTGTAATTTCTACAGGGTCACTTAATTGACCTAGAGGAGATTTAGCCTGTACTTTAAAATCAAAATAATCATTATTAGCTAATCCTTCAAAATTAAACAATTCAAGTTGATTATATTTAGTATTAGCTAAAAAGATATAATCGGATGCTCCATTTACACGATAAGATACGTCATAAGAAAAAGCACTGCCGTTATTGTTATCAGTCCAAGTCAAATTACCAATAACATGCTTATTATCATTATTAACAGAGCCTTCATCATAAACAAAATTTGTAGGCGCATCTACTGTAAAATCATAAGTAGGTTGCTCTGTATAAGCAATATCGTTAGCAATATTCCATGCTAAAACATTATGATCAAAAGTATAACCAGATATTTTAACACTTAAGTCTGAATTAACTTGTATTTCTTCAACTCTAACAATTTGGTCTGTTATATTATTTTGAGGAATAGTTACTTTAATAAAATCCCCAGGTTCAACTGTTAACCCAGAATTGTCAACTCTAAAAGAAATTGATTTTAGTGTTCTAGAGCGTCTTACTAGCTGCTCACAAAGAGCTTGTGCATGATAAGGATCAGTAACACCGCCCGAAGTTATAGAAGACTTAAGAGGTTGATTACCATCCTCTGCAATATAAGTGTTATAAGTACTACTATAAAGAGGAGGCCAAGAAATACTATCTTCTTTAAAATCTTCATGCTCATTAACAAAGCTTATTGTTGCTTGATTAAATCTATCTGATGCAGAAGTATAAGCAATTTTTACTTCATCTTTAAGAATATTATCCTCATTAAATACATGAGCAGGATCTACAAGCGCTTCGGCTTCTTGTTGCGTAGTAGGATATTTAAGAGATAGTTTATATTTACCAGAGGTTGTCCAGCTTAGTTCAGCTAGTCCCATTGTATAAAGCAGCTGTTCAATATTATCTCTAATAGGTGCTTCTGGGTTAATAACCATATTACATTCATACAAAGGAATATCTCTACGCTCATCATAAGATGTTTCTGCCCAAGATGTTCGTTGCCATTGATAAAAGTTTTCAGTGTCTTCTGTCTGCCAGACTTCATTTTCATAGGTTCTATCTTCAAGATTTCCTGGAAGAGACGCATAGTCTGCAACAGTATGAATAGTTTTGTGACCGTTAACTTGACCACCGATTAAGGCTTGTGTCATAACAATAGTATCGCAAACCTTTGCTGCATCGTAAAAAGATTCTAAATCAATTTCTGATTCAGGAAGCCCTCTACCAAAATTAGCATTCATTAAATAATCTAGTAAACAATAAGCAGGGTTATTACTATAACTTGATGCTGTAGACAAAGCATAAGTATAAGGATCTGCACTTGTTCCTGCACCGCTTCTTACTATTGTCTTAATCTTACGCCCTTTTACCAAAAACTCTACAGAAGGAACTCCTGCATAGTTATAATCGTCACGATTAAGTTTATATGTTGCAGAAGCATTTGCTGTACCTGTAAAAGTATTTGTAGAAGGAAAACCATTAGCAACAGCTGCAGGGTCTGCTGTACCACCATCATTATAAATTCTAAATCTATGTTGGAATTTAGATTGACTGTCGTTATAGTCTACTCCATTAACTTTAATCCACTGTACGCCCTCTATACCTTCGTGACATAGCGCATATTGTACGTGTAAAAATTCGTTTTTAGAGCCACTCCCTGAAGCACCTAGCCCTTGAGATAAAACTTTACTAGCTGAAGCCTCACTACCTGAAGCATAATTATTGCTTACCTTATGTGCTGTTTCAATACCACCTAATACGTTTTTACCGTAAACAATTGGCAAAGGAGCTGCTTGACCACTAACCGTAAAGGAAAATCCTTTTCGCTTGTCAGCTTCTGCTGCCATACGAGCTTCTTGTTCCCGCATTCTGCGTTCTTGTTCAGCACGCATTTTTGCCATTTGATTTTGCTGATGAGAAATAGAAATAACAGTAACGAGAATTCTAAGAAATAATTTAAAAGCCATTATACTTTACCCCACTTTAGAGTTATTTCTCTGTTTCCATAAATTTCATCAAAAGAAGTATCATTAGTATTAACTTGATCCATACCATCTTTAGAAGTAAATCTGACATTAACTGCATCAAGGTCTGCCATAGGAGATGTACCCTCTATTACAGCAAGTTTTTCTTCCCAGTCATTTGAGATTGCAGGGCTGTCTGCTCTGCCTCTATAAACAGAAACAACATCATCTGTACCTAATAAGGGTTGGCCATTAGTGTCAACAAAACCAACTTTTACATCAATAGGTTTACCAACAACGTTAGCTTCAAACTCTGCAAACATTTCATCTAAGTCTTCTGCAATAACAATACGATAAGCTTCTCTGTCAACTACAGAAGAAAATTTAGGTTCATCTATTTCAAATAAACCACCATCTGCTGTATAAGTATTTCCATCATAAATTAAATTAGAACGATAACTAGTCAGCCTATAAGTACTTGTAAATTCTAAAGTAATTAAGAAAAAGTATTCTATATTACCACTATCAATTAATGTTTGAACTGCACTAGAAAAGACTCTCATTTTAAATTGCCTCTAATAGTGTAATTGTTCCTGGATTTGCTAAAACACCATCTGTAAAGGTAATTCCTGTTTGGTTATTAATATCTTTGTAGTAAGAAAATACTACAGAGTCACCTGTCAGCAGTTGAGATCCTAAATTAACATTTTGAGTTAGTTTTGGATAAATACTAACAACAACTTCTCCAGTATTAGAACTAAATGTAGAATCTGAAGTAACAATGTGTAATTTATCAGAAGTATTAAACTTAATAAAATAACCTTTTGGAATAGTCCCTGAATTTGTTATTGTATCACTTATATTAACTGTTGTTGAATTTGCTAATGCTGTAGCTGATACAGTAGCTGGTCCTGAAAAGGAAAATCGATCTACTACAGAAGTCATTTGAGGCATAATCATAGTTTCTGAATTTAAATTATCAACACCTGCTAGTAATGTTTCTTCTATATTATTGTCTGTAGGTTGGATATTAAAGCTTAATTCCCAACGCTGATGTCCTTGTGAAGCTCTTCGAGTCTTAAGAGACACTGTTGTCATATCAAACATAGGTTCATTCGATACAATACTAACAGGAGCTAATATCTGTGAATTTTTATAATAATAAACTGCCATAATTTATTCCCTTATTGGCCTGACGATTAAAGGAAAATTAAGTTCTAAGAACATTTTTTGAGTAGCTCTTACAACACCTTTATCGCCTCGTGCTGTTACCCAATGGCTTTTGTCAGCTATTAAAGCGGAGATATTTCCGTCATTCATAATCTGATAAGCAACATCACCAATTTTGGGTTTTTTATTTTTAACAATTTTGTAGTTAGTGTAATCTGCAAAGATTTCGTAACTTCTAAATAACTTTTTTATTTGTAATTCCCAAGATATAGGGCTATCATAGCTGATTTCTAAATCTTTTAACTTAGAGTCATTTCCTCTTAAGAATAAATCATAATTAGAAACAAACTGCCAACAATCGTTATAGCCCCATATCTCTTTACTTTTTCGGGAATTTAATTCATCTTTCGCCTTTTCTAGCGCAATAATTCTTTCTTCTTCCGAATAATATTCTGTCATAAGATTCTCTATATTTTCTGTGCTATAAACATCCTTACAAGATCTGCTACAATATCGCTACGAACAATATCATCAACGGAAAATTCTACAACAGGTAAACTAATTCCTGTTTGTTTAATTAAGCTGCAAAATCTCATAAGATCCTTACCTTCTTTTACATCCGATTGAGCAGGATCACCCATAAGTATTAACTTAGAGTTTTCACCCAAGCGTGTACTAATAGCTTTTAGCTCATCCATGTTTAAATTTTGAGCTTCATCAACTAAAACAAGAGCGTTCTCGTAAGAACGCCCTCTAATAGTCTCAATCGGTTGTATTTCAATCTCACCTTTATTTATCATATACTGATATTTGGCTTTGCCAAAAGCTTTTTCTAAAACTTCTAACATTGGTAATAACCAAGGAGTCATCTTTTCTTGAATACTTCCAGGAAAGTGTCCAAGGCTTTTACCTGTAGGAACGTTAGCACGAGTTAATACAATTTTATCGTATTTACCTTGAAGATATAACTGTGCTACAGTTCCTGCACTACAATAAGTTTTTCCTGTTCCTGCACAACCAATTGTAACAGTAATAGGATACACTTTAATACTTCTTATAAGTTTATCTTGTTTTTCATTTTTAGGTATTACATGAAATCCAAGACGATGAACGTTATTTTTAGTAGCGTAGCGAGATTTTCTTTTTGACATTAATAGTCCTTGTTTTAAGGTTTAGTGGGCCATGTTACTGTAACAGGAAACCCTTCTTGCTGTGGTACATCACGCAAAGCCTGACGGTAATCTGTCTCAGCTTGGGTCATCGTGCGGTCACTTACAGCCCACCAATCGGTTTCTGCTAGGAGAGTGTTACGTTTTTCTCTTGCTTCTTCTGTACTAAGGCTGTAAGAGCCATCATCATTATATACACGTTCAGTCATTTTATTATAATCCCTTATAGCGTTGTAGTAAATGTTGCGCCGTTACCACATACGACCAGATTACCACCGCCTGTTGCCATAGCATTAACAGTAGCACCACCAGTTGGTGAGAAGTTTGCGGCCCAGTATTCACCAGTAGGGGATGTGTAAATATAGTTAGTAGCAATAGCTATATACTGGCTATTAGCAGAATCCCATACAACTTTATTAGTACCGCTCGGTACAGACATACTACTCTGTACTTGATAACCATTTGAGTTAGAAACATGGTAAAAATAGTAGTCACTACCAAAAGCTAAATCAGTTGAACTATTTATTGTTTTTACAAAGGCGTTACTATCCTGTTGCGGCCCACTATAAGAGGGGTTAAACGTAGGAGAGCCAAGAGGGTTTTGTATTTGAAAACCACCTACAACAACTTGGTTGGTGTTATAACCTGAATAGTGTCCATAGCCGAAGTTACCCATACTTTGTGAGCCACCTCCATACCAAGTACTGCCTTGGTTGTCACTATAAGATATACCCCAAGTCCCATAAGAACCTGTCCAACCATGCCCAGCAATAAAGCGGCCATCTGTTCTAGAACCTGTGTTTACACCGCTACCCCATACGTAACCAATACCTTGGACACCACCCCATCCACTATATAGAGCACGGTACGTCCAGTTCCCTGAACTTGTTGGGTTGCTTGCAATGTACATATGCCTACTGCTAAAGAGAATCCATTTTTGCGCTGCTTCATACCATCTTAGCTTGTTAGTGTAATAGGTATTAGATGCTGCTGATGGCAATGTATATGAAGACCAGCTAGTTCCATTTGATGAGTAGTAAACAGTGTAAGGGTTTGTTGTTTGATCTAGCATTACAAAGTAACCATTACCATACTGAAGGTTGGAAAAGGCCTTTGACAATGTTGCTTCGAACTGTAACCCTGACGCTATTGAAATATCACCAGAGCCTAAAAGACTGTTACCGCCTACGGTCTTTAAACCTCCTACGCTGCTTGTTAGGTTTTGACTGTTATCTATGACGGTTACACCGCCTACTTGTATAGCCATCTTCGTATCTCCTTATACTATTAGCTATTGATTTGTTCTTTAAGAGCATTAATTTGCTCTTGTTGTTCTTTAATTGCTTCTACAAGATGACCAATAAGTCCAATGTAATTAACAGACTTAATTCCATCATCATCGTTTGTATTAACCAAGTCTGGCAAAATAGGTTCTACTTGCTGTGCAATAAACCCTGAAGCTTTAGTTCCAGTATCTTTCCAATTAAAAGACACGCCGTTTAGTTTACAAATATCACTTAAGGCATTTTCAATTGGATTAATGTTTTCTTTAAGACGCTCATCTGAAGTACTGTTTAAGTCACCACTTACAAGAACGTGTGGTGAGCTATTCTTAACTTCTAAACGCTCTGAGCCTCCCACAACAACACGCCACTGATCTCCTGCATGATACTGAGTATAAGTGTTAGTATCACCATAAGAGTAAATTGCACCATCAACATAAAGGTTAGAAAATGTTGGGCTGTTATTTGTATTAAGAGACTGGTTGGCAGTAAAGGTTGTATACCCTGCACCATTAGTTAGCTGGTTGTTGTTTGTGATGTAGTTAGCGTTTGTTGCACCAGTATACCCAAGGTCAGCTAGGGTAAGGACACGTGTACCCATGCTAGTGATAACACCATCTGTAACGTAGATGTTATCAATGATGGTAGAGCCTGATGTATTGATGTCAGTGTCTGTACCAATGATAGTGTTGTAAGTACCAGCTGCTTGTGCGCCTACGTCAGAATAAGAAAGTGTCTTAGAAGCTAGCCCTGTTACATGACCATAAGTATCAAGTGTTACGTCTTGTATTACAGTCGCACCACTATTATTAACGGAAGACTGACTAGAAGTGTCATCATGGCTTATGCTTATCGTTGTGTTGCCACTTTGATTAGCCGTGAATGTACCACTGCCACCAAGCGCACCTGTACCTTCAACAGTTAAGGTTCCGTTACCCACTGAAACTGTTCCAGTTCCAATAGACTGAACGTGTCCATAGGTATCAAATGTGATATCTTGAATGAACGTGTTACCACTATTGTTACTATCCGTTACCGAACTTGTATCAGCGTGGCTTAGAGTTACGTTACCTGTACCACCACCAGAAAGACCGCTTCCTGCTGTAATAGTCTGGTCATCTTTAGCGCTTGTTTCAATGCCATTAAGCTTCGTTAATAAAGCATCAGTAAAAGCATTTGTATTAGAATTACTTTCATAAGCTATCTTAATTTCACTTGCTGTTTGGTCTCCAGTTGCACCTGATTCAATGCCGTTAAGTTTAGTATGATCTGCGTCTGTAAAGACATTACTATCAGTTGCACTTTCGACAAGAGCACGGATTTCACTGGCAGTTTGATCACCAGTTGCACCGCTTTCAATGCTATCTAGCTTTGATCCATCGCTTGCTACGTCACGACCATCTACTGTTCCTGTAACTGTAATATTGTTAAAAGTTACGTTAGAAGATGTTGCTACGTCTTGTCCAATAGAGAATACAGTACCATCAAGTGTTATACCTGTTCCTGCAGTATAAACCGCAGTTTCAGCAATAACTGTAAATGTAATAGCAGTAGTACCAAAAGTAATAGTTCCTGCTGTATTCATCACATAGAGTTCACCAGCACCTGTATCACCCTCTTTAACAAAGAAAGCGTCACCTTCACCAAAAGCTTCTGGATCAGATGTGCCATAGCTATCGGCATCTGTGGCACGAGTAAGTACCCAGTTAGTAGAACCTGATCCTACATTAGTAACTGTATAAACACCATTGTGTGCTGCGTTAGTTTGGTTATACACCAATACACGATCAGCAGAGTTTAATGTTACACCATCAATCACTAGTGCAGCTTGTGTACCTGCATTAGTAAGTGTAGCACCTACACCAGAAGAACCGTTGTTATATGTAGCATTTAAGTTACTTGGTGATTCAACACGTACAGGATCATGGTAGTGAATACCTGCTGCTGCAATAGTATCAACATACTCTTTTGTTGCTGCATGTAAAGCATTAGTAGGGTCTGCATGTAAAGTTAAAAACCCACTCATAGTGTCGCCTGAACGACTAACTTGAGTTGTAAGATCTACAGTTGACCAAGTATAGTCACTTCCACTCCACTCAAGATATTGTCCTGAAGAAGCGCCAGAAACATTAATATGTGCGTCTACTAAAGGTTCAACATTGGCTGCATCTGTTACGTCTGCACTCGCCTCAATACCTGCTAACTTAGTTTTCTCAGAATCAGTAAATGCATTTGTATCTGCCTCAGATTCATAGGCAGTCTTTATTTCTGCACCTGTTTGATCCGCAGTAGCTCCTGCCTCGATACCATCTAGTTTTGCACCATCTACTGATACATCACGACCATCTACATTACCTGCTGTGATAATCCCTGCAAAAGTAGGAGTATCAGTGGTAGCAACACCTTGATCAAGAGCTTTGACAGAAGCTTCAGATGTTAGCTCAGAGTCCATTACGGCCCCTGCTGCTTCAACATTAGTTGCGTCTGTAACATCCGCTAAGGCTTCAATACCTGATAGCTTAGTCTTTTCAGCATCTGTAAAGGCATTTGTGTCAGCTTCACCTTCATAAGCAGTTTTAATCTCTGCGCCCGTTTGATCTGCAGTAGCTCCTGTTTCAATACCTGCTAGTTTAGTAAACTGAGCATCAGTGAAAGCATTAGCTTCTGCCTCATAAAGAGCCTTTATTTCAGAACCTGTTTGGTCTGCTGTGGCATTAGCTTCAATGCCAGAAAGTTTAGTTTGTTCTGCATCTGTAAAAGCATTTGTGTCTGAGTTATTTTCATATGCTGTTTTAATATCAGAGTCAGATCTTGGAATCGGGAAGCCACCTGCAGTAGAACCGTCATGTACAACGAGGGTATCTTTATCTGTGTCTACGGTTACTTCACGAACTGCACCCGTAAAAGTTGAGTGCTCAGTGGTAGTCCCACCACGAAGTTGTAATAATTTACTCATTTTTATAGACCTCCAAAGTCTAGCTGAAGGTTAGAACCAGAAATGGTACCTACGTTTGTCATATCATTATCTTGAGCATCTAGTGTGCCACCTAGTTGGGGCGTTGTATCGCTAACAATATCAGAAATACCTGCTGAAATCGAAGCAAATACACTACCTGTATAAAACTTTAGTGTATTGGCTACACTATCATACCACAAATCTCCTGGAGAAGGACTACTAGGAGCTGTTGCTGAAATAACATATTGTGTAGCATAACGATTAATGTCGCTCATATAAGGCGCAATTGTATTTACACTAACGATATTTGTCCCAACGGTATTAACATCTGTTATAGAAGCTGCAACGGTAGTAACGTCACTAATATCTGTAGCCACCGCAGTTACATCTGCAATAGCGTCTCCAACAACAGTAATTGAGCTTCCGCTACCTGTTGTAACAGTATCAGTAATTGATCCTAGATCTTCTGAATAAACCAGATCTCCTGCTACAATATTAATAGCAGTCTGATCTGCTGCAGAAGGTGCTGTTGCTTGCCATACACTATTAGTAGTATTATAAGCTCTTAGCTCATTGTTAGTTGTATTCCACCACAGATCACCACTATCCAAAGAAGTTGTAGGTGCTGATGCTGAAATACGATACTTATTAGCAAAGCTATTAACGTCACCAATGTTAGTTGCAACAGTATTAATATTAGTAGAATTTCCTGCAACTGAAGTTACGTCTGATGAAATCCCTGCTACTGTAGTAACATTGCTTGATATTGTTGAAACAGTATTTACATCTGTTGAAACACCTGCTACTGTAGAAATGTCTGCTTCATTAGCAGAGACACTAGTTACATCAGCGGAAATCCCCGAAACAATAGAAACATCAGAACTAATTCCTGAAACAGTTGTTACATCAGAAGAAATACCTGAAACGGTATTAATAGCTGTTTGATCACTGCTTGTAGGTGTTGTACGCAACCAAGAAGTTGTACCTAAGTCGTACACCTTCATAATGTTATTAGTTGTATCAAAGTACAAGGCACCGTCAATAAGAGCGTCACCGTCATTATCAAGAGTAGGATCAGAAGCTTTTGCGCCTAAGTAACGATCATCAAAGCTATCATAACTAGCTGCTGCTGCTGCCGCTGAAGCCGCTGCATTACTTTCTGAGGCAGCTGCATTAGTTTCCGAAGTACTTGCATTAGATTCTGAAGTAGCCGCAGCAGACTCACTTGCAGCTGCGTTTGATTCAGAACTTGCTGCCGCTGTTTCGGAAGATGCTGCCGCAGTAGCCGAAGCTGCCGCCGCCGTTGCACTAGAAGCTGCCGCTGAAGCACTGTTAGAAGCACTTGTTGAAGGTGCAACCCAAGCAGAACCACTAAAGACCTTTAGTTCATTAGTTGTTGTATTGTAATAGAACGTACCAGTAACTAAAGCATTACCATCATTATCAACTACTGGATCTGAACTCTTATTACCTAAGTAACGATCGTCAAAGTTATCATAAATAGTTTGTACTTGAGACAAAGCTGTAGCTGCATTACTTTCACTAGTTGCAGCATTAGTCGCCGAAGTAGCAGCGTTAGTTGCACTTGTAGACGCACTTGATTGGGAGTTTGCTGCGTTAGCTTCTGATACAGCCGCTGCAGAAGCAGAAGCCGAGGCATTACCTTCAGAGGTTGCTGCATCGTTAGCATAAGATAGTGCATTGCCTTCTGCTGTTGAGGCGTTACTTTCGGAAGTCGCCGCATTTGACTCAGAAGTAGCTGCGTTAGTTGCACTTGTAGCCGCCGCTGTAGCACTATTTGCGGCTGCTGTTTCAGAAGTAGCTGCGTTTAACTCAGAAGCAGCTGCATTAGTCTCAGAAGTCGAAGCGTTAGCTGCAGAAGTAGCTGCATTTGTTTCTGATGTAGCTGCATTAGTCTCAGAAGTCGATGCATTTGTTTCTGAAGTGGCTGATGCAGTTTGGGATGCAAGAGCATTAGCTTCAGAGGTTGCCGCATTAGTCTCAGAGGTAGCCGCATTGGTTTCTGAAGTAGATGCATTAGTCTCTGCTAGTTCTGCTGCTGTCTGAGCTGTTTCTGCCGCTGTCTGAGCCGCTTGTGCTTCTGATACTGGATATTCCCAGGCTGTGCCATTGTATACACCAAGGCTACTACTTGTAGTATCAAAGTAAATAGCTCCTGTTAAAAGGGCATCACCGTCATTGTCTACTGTAGGTGCTGAAGTTTTATGGCCTAAGTAACGATCATCAAAACTATCATAAAGAGCTTCTGTAGCTGCAATATAAGTTGAACCGCCAACATTAGTTGTTGAAACAACATTCCCCGCAGAATTTGAAATAACAACAATAAGATCACCATCTTCATTCATTGTTACACTAGTAACAGAATCACCTTTGCTGCCTTGCCCACCTGTTCGGGCTAGACTTGCTTGGTATTGCTGTTGATTAATCGTAAGATCATATGCCATCTTATGTAGCCTCCGTAGGTGAGTAACAAACCTCTAACAGACCTCTAATTGGTTTCCAAATTTGTTGTGCATCCCCTGTACCAGTATCGGCAATTTTTAAACCAATAAAACCATAGATAGGTTGATCTGGTTCTGGGGTTGTTGACCAAGTATCAATAACAGTTGATGGAATTACAATATCAAATTGATTATCTGTCGGGTCATCATCTACGATTGGAAGCGTAATAACTGCTCCTGCAGGTTGTGGGTCTGTAGGTTTTTCCCCTGAGCCTTGGATGTTAGCTGCTTCCACTACTTTTGCTGTAATTGTATAGCCAGAAAGGTTAGTTAACCAGCTAGCTACTATGTCTAGACGAGTTTGCTCGCCATGTATTACAGAGACTAGTACAGCACCGTCATCTGTAATTAGGTCTTGTGAACCAGACGTTATTTTAGAACGTGGCATAGTATTTCCTCCTGCCGATCCTCAGATGGGCTTAAGTGTTATTATTGTTATTATTTCCGCACTATTCTTAATACTATAAAAAGAAGGGAGCATAAGCCCCCTTGCTTTGTTTTTATTATGGTTTAGCGAATTCCGCCACCTGTACGGCCTGTACCACGGCGTGAAGTACGCCCCATTGCAGTACGAGCACGAGCTATTGCTGATGAAACTGTATTTGTTGCACGGTTCTTGCCTTTGCGTGCCTGTGCTGAAGCTCTACGAGCTTTTGCCAAAGCTGCTCGGCGAGCAGAAGTAAACTGAAATTTAACTTTACCCACTGCACGTTTAGCTTTCATTAGCTTTGCGCCACGAGCTTTCTTACGTGCCATACGAGCACGCATTCCTGCAACACCTTCAGTTCCTACTGAGGTTCTGTTACGAGCTGCTGATTTTGCTTTACCATAGGCACGACCAATTGCGTTGCCAATGCGGGACTGTGACCCCATTTTACGTTTTGCCATTTGTTTATTCCTTTATTAATAAATATTTAACGATTTTGTTTGCGCATTTGTCTTGCTTTAGCAAGTGCTCTTTTACGAGCTGGTGTAAATACGTATTTTTTACGCATACCTGATGCTGCTATAAACTTACCACTACGAAGCTGACCAGTTCTTTGAATACCAAGACCTGTCTTCTTAGCAATAGTTCCAAAAGTTTTTGCTCTGTTAGAAGCCTTAACTCGCTTAGATGCATTTTGTGCATTAATACGTTTACGCATTTGTGCAGTAGTTTCTTTGCCGTATTTTTTACGAGCAATACGAGTCTTTACTGCACCAACTACACGACCCGCTGTAGCACCAAATAAACCTTTTCTAGTACGAGACTTTGTGCCTGTACGAGCCTTGACATTTCTTTTAATGCCTTTAGGTGCGCCAGCCGCCATACCTGCTAGAGTTGCATACCCTAAGGTCATTTGATTTGCAACATTGCTTAGAGAAAGGCTGCCACGTCTACCAGATACTGTTTTACGTAAAACACCTTTTACTTTTGCTCTATCACGGTAATCACTAACATCAAATCCTGCTTTCTTTAAAGTTTTGTCAATAGTACCTGATGTTATTCCTTTACCTACGTTATAAAACAAGCTAGTGTTTACTTTAGCCTGATTGTAACGTCTAAGAAGTTTGCTTTTCAGCCGATCTATAGAGTCGCCCTGCTTATAAGCACGTTTGCCACCACGACCGCCTTTGTAGCGAGAGGCAATTTCTTGCTTTTGAACACTTTTAAGATATTTATTAATAGAATTAACTGTGGTTGGAGAAATCTTCTTTAATGGTTTGTCTGCCATTATTTTATTCCTTCTTTGCTGTGTTATTAGAAATTAAAGCCACGCTTAACGACTTTAGTTCCTGCTCTGATTGGATATAGATATTCTACTGCATAGCGCAGTGCATCTGTCCAATGTTCAATACCTTCTTTTTTATCAATCGTGGCACTATCTGGGTTAGACTCTACCCACTGTGTACGCTCTAGAGACTTAATGGTATTAACACACTTAGGATGAACTAGCATGTCAATATCACCATTGGCGTTCTTAAACTTTTTATTCACAGCTGCTACTGAGTCTACAATCGGTGGAGCTTTTGTATGTGCTCTGGTAAATATACCGTGTGTCTCTAGGATCCTGAAATCAGTAACACCGACAGCAGCTGAAGTTTTTCTCGCCCTCCCAGCAGGATCAGGATAAGAAATGATACGATGATCATTATACTTTTCCTTAAGCGCTCTTGCTAGGGTTTCAGTATCGGGGTGTCCTTGCATCTCATCCAGTATTTGGATTTGATTTCCCCGAATAGCAAAGATAACTGAGGCCATGATTCCAACGTTAAAGTCAATAGCGACATGAACGTCTTCACCTTCCTCAAAATTTTGAAGTGTATTGTCAATATGCTCTTTACGATTAAACGTATAAAACACATTATTACCTGAATCTTCAAAGCTTGCAGTATATTCTCTAGCAAACTTTAAGGGGTCCAGTGTTAGCTTTACCCTTTCAATCTCCTCTTCATCTAAGAAAGGAGAATCCTTGTATGTATATGTATAACTTTTCCAGTCATCATCATAATCTTGTCTGTTATACATCTCATAGAAATAATCATAACCACTGGGAGTACTAATAATAAGTGCTCGACCAGAGTTAGCGTTAAACTTTTTAGCGTTCATAGGAGACCAACGAGTAGCAACACAAGGTTGTATAATTGATTCCCATGACTCTTTAAGGTTCATACCAGCACCCTTCCAAGAAGTAACCTCATCGGCTACTATAAAATACTGGCCTGTACCCCGCATACGTTGTGATGCTTCATAAGACCAAAGCTTAAGCTGAACGTTATTTGGAAACCAAAATTGTCCTGCTGCTTTAGAAGCCTTATCAGCAAAGTCCTCCATACCCAGTTGCCAAGCTATCAGTGGATAGTAAATATCTACTGCTTGGCTGTAGGTAGGGGCAATGAGGGCTACGTTCTTATTAGGAACATCCTCATCTAAATTCATTAATTCTTGTACTGCTATAATAGCCGCTGTAGCTGCTAAGTAAGACTTGCCAAAGCCTCGACTAGCATTAACTACTGCATAACGATTACTCTTATTTACAAATAAATCTCTAATAACTTCTGACTGTTTCTCATGTAACTTTATCACTTTTTACGACCTAACTTTTTCTTGACCTTTTTGGGCTGTTGGGAAAATTGTTTTCCCTTCTTAAGATCAGCTCGCTTTTTTCTAGTGGTGGAGGCATACTGTGCTTTGGTAAGCTTTTCACGATCCCTTTTAGGCAAATAACGCTCACCAGTAGCATCTTTACCAAGAACACTATTCTTACCACTCTTAGTACCCCAGTCTTGTTTAGTCCATTTAGTCATAGACTTCTGAGCTGCTGTTTTACCACCAGTGTATTTACCGCCCATGTCTTTATAGTATTTAGCGGCTAATTGCATGGCTCTAGCAGAATGTTTACCACCCATACGAGCTTTAGCTTTAGCCTTTGCTCTTTCCCAAATGCGTGGATTTGCTCTAGCCATTACTTTTTCCTTCCACTCTTATGAGTAGCACCCTTCATAAGCTTTCCATTAGGCATGTAGTGATAACCTTTAGGTGCCTTTTTCTTTGGCTTTGCGCTTGTTGGGCTTTTTCTTTTTGCTTTTCCGTTGTGATAGGACATTTTTAACGTACTCCTCACCTATGCGTTTATGTCTAGTCATGATGAGTACTTTTCCTTTGTCATCATAATAAACATATTTCTTCACATATCATTACCTTTCATATCAAACATACCTTCATGGTCACGCCCAATATACTTAAGTTCTGTCTCGATAGCTGCTATTCTTTGCTTTAGCCTGTTAATATCATTAAGTGACATAGATAGCCCTTCTAGCTCATCCCAGAGATCATCGTTGTCATCCCAAATGTGGCCTATTTCCATAGCATTATCTTGTACGTCTCTTTTAAGATTAACATTATCTTCTATAGCCATTTTAGAGCCTAGTTGATTAACAGTCTCTTCTAAGTTAGCAATAGTAGCAGCTTGTTGGGATACCCACCACACACCACCTGCTAACTGTGCTGCCATAGCTAACACTAAAGCAATAGGTAGTTTTAAGTTTTCCATGTTACCACTTTCCTTGTGCTACACCAATATAATAAAAGATTAATATCATCATACCAAGACCAAGACCAAAAATAGCTAGTCCTGCAGTCCAGTTAATAATAGCATCCATACGTTGCTGTTTAGCATATAACTCTTGTTTACGTTTACGTCTCATACTTGCTTCTATCTGTAATACTTCTTCCCAAGCAGAAGGGCCATAATGCCAAGAGATATGATCTTTGATCTCTTTGCGCATCTGTTCCATTTTCTTCTTGTGTGCAAATATTTCAAGGGCAGTTTCTTCATCACTGCCTTTAAACGTCTTTTGCCACCACGGAGGGTTTTTAGCTCTCTCTTCTAAGTTAGTAAAGTCACTAAAAGCCTTACCCCAAGTGGATAGTTGGCTAGTCATGTCTTGTAAGTCTTTTCCAGCGCCTATAGCAGCCTTAATAGTCTTAAAAGCACCAGCCGCAAGAGTTACGCAGCTAATAGGATCCATCTTAGTTTGACCTAGATTTTTC